GAGGCAACTGTAAATTTTGAGGCAGTTAAGATTGCTATGCGACAAGATAAAAACGGATATGTATTAACTTTATCTGTACACCCTGATGATGTGCCTGAAAGTTTATTAAGAAATTGGGTCGGCTCAAGATATCAAGTAGCTATGGTACAACTTAGTGATGATGAACAACCCATAATACCAAAACATAAATCAGAAGGGGCTAAATATGTGGCTAAAGCTGGTCTTATATGTAAAGAAAGGGAGTTTCAACTATTTATGTTTGATCGCTCAACTTACGGATCAGAAGAATTAAAAGAACACATACAAGTTAACTACACCCTTGAGGATTGTGTGGAAGATTTAAGGAAAGAATTAAATGTATCTAGTAGAAAAGAGTTAATGGAAGATAAAAAAGCTAGGTATAAATTAGATGAATTAATAAAAGAGTTTAGAAAATCAAAATATTATTATGGTAGAAGATAAAAACAAATTAAAATGGTGGGCTTGGCATAAAAAGAACCCTAGAATATGGGTGCTGTTTCAGAAGTTTACTTTTGAGGCGATTAGATCAGGTAGAAAACACTACTCACATTGGGCTATAATACAAAGGATTAGGTGGGAAACTGATATAGTAACTAAAGGCAACCCATTTAAAATATCAAATGATTATATTGGTTATTATGCTAGATACTTTATACATTCGTATCCCGAACATAAAGATTTCTTTAGGATTAAACCATTAAAACATGAGAGGGGGAAATATGAATCAGAGAAAGGTAATACCGATGAAGAAGTCATGTATGGTTAATTTACCCATTGGACTTGAAAAACAAAAACTAAAAAGAAAAACACTCAAAGAATTTATCCTGAAAAAGATAAAGATATCTTAACTATTAACAGCTTAATATTTATCTTTGTAAAGCTCTAGGTCTTATCTCCTGCAAAAATAATTTTCTAACTTCCGGTATTTGTTTGGATTTTAGTAGCTCGTTCTTAGCTCTTTGAATTTTTAAAAGCTGATCTCTTTTTTCATCACTTGATAAAACCTGATCATTTACTATCGCAGACTCTAAATTTCTGAATTCTTTTAGTTGATCGGCTGTGTCTTCAAGGTCTTTTTGTAAACTTCTTAATTGATCGTAGTATTCAAGACGATATTCTTTAGCCATACCTATTGCAAAGGTATCACGCTTATCTATTATATCATCTTCTAACTTTCTAAAAGATTTCACTAAATCGTCAGTCATGCCCTTTAAATCATAGAATTGATTTTCTATACCTCGCCCTTCTCGGGGCAAAGCAAAAGCACCGACAACAGGAAGTTGATCGACACGAAGACTAGCCTTCTCTGATCCTGTTAAACCCTCTCTCAGCATAGAATCAAAACCTTGCATAACATAAGTTCCCATAGTTCCTGTATATCCACGAATTAGATTCTCTACATAAAGAGGGCTAATATTAAGTTGATCTCCGACTACCCTTGATAGGGTATCAGTTGTTGGTCGAAATGCTAGATCATCTGTACCTTCTAAGTATGACGGAACTATTTTTCTTCCTGTAAAAAAATCATAATTGAAATAATTTTCTATCAATGGTTCTGCTAATGTTGGTGGTGTAATAGAAAGTGTATGGCTAATATTTCTTTTTAAACTATCAACTACATCTTTACCAGCTACATCATCTAAAGTATAAGCTAGTATTCTTTCAGGTATGGTAAAAGCTAATAGACCTACCTCAAAAGGTTTTGGTATTGCAAGTGTTTCGCCAGTTAATTTTTTAGTTCCGGGAATTATAATGTAGTTATCTTTAATTTCTTGCGGTGCTTCTTTATATTCTTCAGTATCTCTAACAAGTAAATAATAATAAGGCACTAAAGATATAAGACCTGCAAATCTTAAAAATACACTTGTTAATCTTTTAGATGGCGATAAACCTCTGCCCACTCCGTATTTACCTGTAAGACCTCTATAAAATACATCAAGCCCTTGAAGTCTAGGATTTAAAAACATAGTTGTTTGTGCAAGATATTGATATAGTCCGCTACTACCACGCCTAGTAAAATTTAAAACTTCCATAGCTTGAAATATACCTTCTGCCTCACTATTTGTTCTTTTTAAAGTATCTTTCATTACGGCAACTCTTGTTGCTGCGTCAGTTATAGCTGTGCCTTGACCTAACACTCTCCATAAAGTAGCAAGAGCATCAAAAGGTGCTAACATAACTTTTGCAACAGTCGATCTTTGTTTTTTAATTTCTTTAGAATATAAATTTTTAATAAAGCTCTCTGTAGAATCTATACTTCTAACACCTTTGTCATAACCTGTTATGATTCCTGAGTTTCTTAATAGCTCAAACTCTTTTGGTAATTTCCCTGTAGCTAAACCTACAGCTATACTTACAGTTTCTTTTAATGAAGATATGATTGGAGTATAGTTTGCACCGCTTAACGCCCAAGCAGAAACACTATCTCTAAGTATTTGTCTAATCCAAAAGTCAGGTAGTCTTGTTATAAAATCAGATACTATTTGTTTTGTGCCTCTTAATGCACCAGTAAAAAAGTCCATCGGTGCAAAATCTCCACCAGTCATCATAGTAAAAGAATGGTAAAGATCAGGATCATCAACTCTCCAAGATGTTAACTTACCATCAACTTTAATTTGTACAATATTAGGACCTTTTACATTACCTTTAACTTGTTCAGCTACACCCATAATTTCTAAATTACGCATGACTCTATTACCAGCTACATTTTTCATGCCAACATTTATGGCTGCTCTAAGATTGTTAAAAATACCTGTTATTGGATCAACTATATCTTTTTCTTCACTACCCTTTGCTCTTTTAAAAGGTGTTATAGATAAACCTTGAAATATTTTTGGTCCTTTAAATCCTTCCATGCCTTCAAGCGGTCTATAAAATGGAATGTAGTCTGAGGTAGCTGTCCAAATATCTCCTGTTTTTTGATCTAATACACCAGTATCTACAAGAAATTGAACCACATGAGAGTTCCATCTTTGATATTGATCTATCATGGTTTGTATTTGTGGATAATCATTCAAAGCCTGTTGAGCATCTTTTTTATCTTGTGCAGTTATTTTTACTTTTCTACCTTCTTTGTTAAATCTAGTTTCTCTTTTTACTCTTAATACAGCCTGAAAAGCCCATAACATATTTGGATTATCAAAAGCATCTCTAAATATTTCATAAGGTGCTACTATTTGTTGTCCGTCTTGAGGAGATGTTTCTGATACATAAGTAAAACCTTTTTGTTTGTCATATACAGGAACACCTCTTAATATTGCTTGTTGAAAGATATCACCTGATCTATCGCTTTGATACAAAGCTGCTTGAGCAGAAATACTAGCAGATAACATTTGATCACCTAAACCTGAAATTTCACCAGCAACATAATCTGTTTCTACTAAAGGTGCATACTGATCTAATATAGATTGTCTAAAACCTGAAGGACTAAAAAATCCCGTAGTGCTTTTTATAACTTGTTGACCAACTGTTTCATTATCAGGAAAATCATCTCTTATAGTTAATCTTTTAACTAAACGCTCAGTAGATTTTTTTAAAGGTTTGCCACTATTTTTAAATGAAAATTTTATTTTATTATCTTCACCTATATCACTTATTATAAAGTTTATATCGGCATTAGTTTCAGATGGTGTATTTAAAATATCTTCTTGTGCTTTTACAGCAGAAGCTACTGCATCAGGGTTAGCATCAATATTTATTACAGGTCTAACACCTGCATCTATAGATTTTTGTTTTTGAGATTTTGCTTTTTGATAAAGTCTTTTGGTTTCTTTTGTTTGATCTTGTTCTTGTTGAAAACTAAGTTCATCATTTGTAACTCTACTTCTTCTTCTTTCTCCAAGGTACTGATATGATCCTGAGGTATCTTCTTCAACTAACTGTTCTCCAATATCAAAGTTATTATCTATAAAAGCATATTCAAGTAGATTACCATAATCTGCTTTTAAATTATTATATGTATCTCTAGGTGTATTTTCAACATCAATTAAATAACTGCTAGGTATGTATCTTCCAGTATCAAGAAATCTATTTAAAACTCTTTGAATTGCTAAATTAAAATCTGCATCTACTAAAACAATGTCAACATCATAACCATAATTATTTCTTAAGTTATCTATTAATCCAGCAACAGATTTATATTTTGCTGTCATTCCAACCTTTGGAATAACTAAGTTGTTACCTATTTCTACATGAGATTGTAAAACTTTTTGTGATAATAAACTTGACTCATTAGATACTGCATTTGCACCCAAACCTGTACCAAAGTCAGGTAGTATTTTTTTTGCATCGTCTGAATCGACTAAAGCAGATTGTGTTGTTGCTGCAATTTTTTCTGCAAAATGAGATTTACCGGAAGCTGGAAGTCCTATTAATATTACAGCTTTTTTATTTTGTGTGATAGGACCTTTAGCATAATCTTTAGATTTTTTAATTAATGAATTTAAATATAATTTTTCTCTTTTTTTAATTTCATTTAGAGTATATTTAATTGGTTTTAATTTACCACCTGCTATGCTTAAAGTTTCTTGCTGACTAAATGTAAGTAATTCAGCAGCTTGTAAAGCAGGATCATTTAATAAACCTAAAATTTCATCACTACTTAATATTTTATTTTGTAATTTATTTAATCTAGTTCTTAATTGTCCTTGCAGTAATTTAAAATCTGCCATAGATGGCATTTCAATGGTATATCTAATACCCTGACCTAATAAAAAATTCATTTCATTTTCAGTCCTAGTTTCTTCTGCTTTTTCTTTTATTGATTTGATTCTACTAAAAAGCTGTCTTTTAAATTTTGGACCAACTCTTTCTATAGGATTACCTTTTTCAATTAGATCATTTTTATTAACTAAGAATTCATTTTCACCAAAATAAGAATATTGATTCATCGCAGTAGACCTATCCATATCTGTAGCTATAGTATTTATATAAGCAATAACTTTATCTTTTGGTATTATGAATTCTGTAACTAAATCGGCTGGTAATCGTTGTGCAGCACCAGCAAAATATTCAGCCATATTTCTATCAAATGTAACAGGAACTAAATCATATTCATCTGCA